GCTGTATGCCATGTTGGTCAGGTATTCCACGGTCTTCAGAAGGTTGTTTTCGAGGCTGCGGTTCAGCTGTGTGATATGTTCCGTGCCATCGGTGTAGGCAATGCCGTATTTGGAACCGGCGAGCTGCTGTTCGATCTGTGCCCGGCGCTCTTCAGCCTGTTTCTTCCGGATATCGCCCTTCACAACGTAGGGCAGCTGGATGATCAGGTCGAGCTTGCCGCTGCCCACCTGCTCGTCGATCACGTCCATCAGGTTCAGTTTCCGGATCAGGCGCTGCACCGTGCCGTTGGGCTCGTTCATCACGGCATAGAACGGGTTCTCCACCAGGGCCACCTGTGTCTTCGGCAGGGTGATTTCCTCTTTCCGTCCGGTCCGGTCGTTGTACACTTCCAGCCGCACGTCGTCCGGGTACCATTCCAGCACCTTTCCCACCCGCATGGATTCGATCCGGGTCTTACCGGTCTTCCCGTCGTAGTCCACGTCAATGGGCACCAGCGCAATGCATCCCTCGTCCAACATGGAAAGGAACATGTCATATCGCAGTGCCCGGCCCGTCTGGTCCTTGTTGCCGGAAAGGTTCAGGCAAGAATTAAGGCCCGAATCAACGGTTTCGTCGTAGCGTCCGTTTTCATCGAGCCTTACATGATTGATGGTAATTGCCGCAGCGTCCATTGCAATGCGGGTGTTGATGGCCGTCATGATCGTCCGGTCATTGCTTCGGTTCAGCCTTACCCGGTCAGGCCGGTAGATGTATCCTTCGCCACTTCTTCCGGGGGGATCACGGTTTAAAAACGCATTCCAGGCGTGTCTCAGTCTGGAGCCAAAGGTTTGTGATGCCATTTACTTTCTCCTCTTCATAGCAGTAAGTCCATCCCAGACATCGTCACTATTACTCTGCACAGACGCTTCTGCTTTGAATCCGTGTTTTTCATAAATATGTCGAGCGTCTTGGCTGCTTCCCGGAACTTCCAATGATAAAGTTTTATAGCCACTATCGTCAGCGTATTTCACGATATAGCCCATTACTGAATCAGCATAGCCTTTTCCTCGTTCTGACTTCTTTATGTCGATCCAGTTTACATACAGATTGTCACCTTGATCCTCTAGCCAGGCATTTCCAATCTTTTTTCCGTTTTGAAGGATATCAAAGTTTCGTTCTGAATCACCGTGTTTACCTTGACGTTGTGCCACATATAACTTTTCGCCTGTCTTTTTTGACTTCAACTCTGTTACATCTGAATATCGTTTCTTTCCTTTTGATGTAAGCGTGCCATCTTTGTTCTGGTATCTTCGCACGCCCCATTTCATGCCAAGAATGCCGTGGTGATAGAGTTCTTCACTCTGTTTCATCGAAATGTATCCGCCACGTATTTCTTATTCAACATATGCTGCACCAGAACCACAGCAGCATGGTTCACCTGCAAGGGCTTACCATTAAGTGTAGTATTTGTATTGGCAAGATATTGATTTGCAAAATATTCGCCTGCTTTGATTGCCCTTTGCGTGGCTAAAAATCGTTTCTGGCGCTTTCTTTCCTCCTTGTAGGCGGACATAGCATCGCTCTTGAACGAAGGCTTTTTCACTTTCGTACGCTTCGGGCCGGTTTCTTTTTTGTTTCGCACTTTTGCGTTCGCCGTGTATACCTTTGCTTTATGATGTCCCCATTTCATGCCGAGAACGCCATAATGATAAAGTTCATCTTTATAAACTTGCATTTTTTCTCCTTATGCACCATGTGCCTTCATTGTTGCAGCCAGTGCGCCTCCAACAACAGCGTTCTTAAACTCTCTCGATTCAACAATACTCTTTCCGAGTTTCATTGCATTGGAGCCGTTATTGTAAAGCGTCATGACCGTTCCAAGTGCGGTAGCGGTCGTTCCGGCAATCTTAATAGCTTTCTGTAGCTTGCTGGGAGAAGCAGTAAGCCGTTCATACTGGTGCTCTTTCTGTAATCGATTGATTCGAGCATTCAGTTCACTGTCACTCATTTCACGGACACTTTTCTTTGTATGTGCTCGTGTATAGTCCTCGTGATCTTGACTATAGTGTTTCTTTCCTTCAGAAGTAAGCGTACCATCCTTGTTCTGGTATCGTCGCACGCCCCATTTCATGCCCTTGATGCCCCAATGATAAAGTTCATCCCTGTATGCCATAATGTTCACCTCCTCACAAACAAAAAAACGCACCAGCAATTAAGCTGATGCGTTCAGATGTACCGTATTACGGAATGATGTCTAAAATAGATTCACACATCGTTCCTATCTCATTTGGAAAGTAATTGTCATCCAGCCCCCGATATTCCAGTTCATCGCCGACTCGTTCTTCGATTTCGGCCCACTCATCGGAAAAATTATCGATTTTGGTATAATCGTAATCAAGGCCCAGACTTTTCAAAAAATCGATCTGTTTCTCGGTAAGCATAATGGATCACCTCTTAGTGTATTTTCGGATTGCATCATGCCCTGTTTTCCAGACAGTCGTGACACAGCCATTTTCGGGGTTTACGTTTACCGTAGCGTGCTGACCAATAAACCGTTGACTAGGCTGTCCCTTCTCATTATACCGCACCTTTATTGTATCAGAGTTTAGCGGCTTTTGCAACGCATCCAGCAATCCTTCCAGAGTCACCTGTCTGGTAGGGTCTTGGGTACGGTCCAGTGCATGAATCGATAGACCTTTCACAAGGACACCATTTGAGGTATAAAACGGTTTTCTGAATTTTCGAGCAGCTCTCGCTTCGATTGAATATCGGTCATGCGCGAGTTGTTCTTTTGTCCTCCGAACACCCCACTTCATACCTTTGACTCCGTAATGGTACAGTTCCGTTGTACCATCATTCCATCGCCACATTTCTGCCCCTTTCGATTTTCTATTGCAAATTACTTTCCTATGCTGTATGATAAACATATCAACATGAGGAGGACTCACCATGGCGGACGACAAACAGCTTTCCATGCAGAACCTTAATTGCGAAGTGACCGCAAGCGATGTTTCTTTTGATTTTAGCGATACATCCCGCTTTCGGAAGATTAAATTTCCGGAGCAGGCTGGCATTACAGCAAACGCCCTTCTACAGCTGGTTCCTGCGCAGCTTGTGGCTGACACGGCATCCAATCTGTATGTTCTCCATTTTCCGAAGGGCATCCAGGGGACTTTAATGAACCTCCATCAGGGCGGTCAGTCCACCACAATGATAGACACAGCAGGCAGTTTTGCCGGAAGTGCATCTCTGTATAAGGTCAATCCCACAGCAGTTGCTGCCTTCCAGATGTTCAGTGTAGCATCTTTTGCAACCGGCCAGTATTTTCTTGCAGATATCAGCTCCAAGCTGACAGAGGTCAACCGGAAGCTGGACGACCTTCTGGCATTCCTTCAGGCATCCAAGCGTACTGAGCTGCTGTCAGAGCTTACCTTCGTAAAATATGCGCTCGCAAATTACGCAACTATCATGCTCAGTGAACCGCAGCGCATGGCTACGATCGGGAATCTTCAGCGAGCAAAAATCAAAGCGGTTGCGGACATAGAATTTTACACAGAGCAGCTGGAGAGTTCTGCTGCTGCAAAGTCCAACGAAAATCAAGCAAAAACTGTATTGCAGAACAAACAAGGAATTGATCTCGCCTCGCAGCTTTACGCCATCAGCACGATCATGGAAGCGTATTATTCGCAAAACTGGAACCAATCCTATCTTGCAAATATCAGCGCTGATGCAAAGCCTCTGTTTGCACTGACGCAGAACCGCATGATCAGTGCCATAACAAAATTCTCCGACAGGATCAGCAAGGACCTTGAAAGTAAGAAAAAGGGCCTGCTGAAAGGCGATGTATCACAAAGTGAACATAAAGTTCTGAAACTGTACGACACCCTGAATTCGCAATCGGAGACTCCGCTTCTTGCGTTTATTGAAGAAGCACTGGACAAGCCCTCCGAGCCATCTGAACTCTACCTCCGTTCTGACGGAAGTGTTTATCAAAAGATCTAAAAACAAGAAACCGCCAGAGTACTACGTTCTGTTCCGTAATACGCTGGCGATTTTGTTTTACTCAAACGCATCCCGGTTCTGTTTCCACGCCACGTAAGCGTCCATCATAGCAGCCACGGCATCGATCTTCTGATCCTGCCGCTGTTTGTAGAGCTTCCGGTTGCCGTTGGTGTCCACCAGCGTAATGCAGTTGCCCATGGCAAATTGCATCAGCTGTTCGTCGAACAGCAGCTTCCGCTGTTCGCTCAGCTTTTTCAGCTCACCCAGCGGCACGCTTTCGGTCTTTGCTCCCTGGATCACTTTCACAACACCAAAGGTGCTGTTTTCATCGCCCCAGCGCTTCACGAACTCCTGTGCGTTGTAGGGGTCGTAGCCAAACGCCCGTACGTCGTACTCGTTCTCCATGATAAAGTTG